GGTGGACATAGCAGCTGGCTCGGACGATCCCGATGGCGCGTAGTGTCGGGATCATTTCGTCTCTGAGGTAGCGGGTGACCGTGCGGATCGCCCTTGTGCCCTGCCGGGTTTTATATCCCCATACGGATGCCGACGCAAAGCCGTTGGGATGGGCGCCAAAGGCAAAGATCGGCAGCATCGCGTGGTCGAGCGCCACCTTGTGAATCAGTGAGTTTTCGGCGTCGTGCGCCAGGCTCATATAGTCGTCGGGATTGCGGGTGACCGCCAGCTCCATGCGGTCGACCGGTGACATCCATGCCGCCACATAAGCGAGATCTTCGAAGGTGGCGGTGGCAATGGTGATCATTGCTCGTCGTCCGCCACCGTGTAGTGGACACCGACATTGGTGAGCGTCGCGTCGCTGGTGGTGTTGTTGTAGAGCCGCAGCGAGATGTGGCTGCCATAGCCATTCAGTTCGGAAAGACCGCTGCCCCATGTCGATTGCGAGAAGGTGCCGACGTTCTCCTCGCTTTCGGGATTGTTGAAATCATAGGAAACCTTGACCTCCCAGGTGCCGGTTATGGTCAGGTCGATCGCGTGGAAGATCTTGTTGTTGCCGGGCTTCTTGCCGTTGAGGTAGGGCATGCGGATCTCGACGCCGCAATTGTCGTAGGTGTTGCCGTTGGCGCCGCCATAGACCCAGATGTTGTTGGCGGTGTCGCGGAAGAAGATCTTGCCGCCGCAGGAGACGACGTGCTGCATGGTGAACGGCAGCGTCAGAATCGACCAGGCGGTGACATCCGGCCCGGGGAAGTAGGACAGCACCAGGACTTCCTTGTCGAACACCATCCAGAACCGGCCGACCGACGGCTCCAGCAAGGCGACCGCCCTGTCCAGGTAAGCCTGGCCGCGGGTGACGCCGCTTTCCAGTTCGGGCGTTGTCTGGTTGAGCATCATCTTGCGGATGGTCGGATCGAGCGGCGAGCCGATGTCGGAGACGGCGGCCGAGTTCGAGCTGTCCTTGGCCTTCAGCGAGCGGATGCCGGAGGTGTCGAGAAACAGCACGTCGCCGGATCCGTACTGCAGCGGCGACCGCGGGGCGCGGGTGCCGGAGCCGCGCAGCAATTGTTCGAATTGATTAAGATCCTCGTCGGGCTTGATCGTCCAGATCTGCGTCGCCTGGGTGCTGAAGATCGCCAGCTTGTCGTAATAGACTTCCAGCGACCGCAGGCTCTCGCTGGCGGCGTCGGTGGTCGACACGTTGATATAGCCCTGGCCGGTACGCACCACGTCGGTGGTCACCGTCGCCCAGGTGTCGGCGCTCTGCGCCGTCGTGAAACCGTCGGCGTCGAGGCCGTTGAGGGTGAAGGTGTTGATCGGGTTGCCGACGTCGCTGATGACATAGAGCTTGTCGCTGGCCACGATGCCGCCGCTGACGCCGTTGATCAGCACTTTCTGGTTATCGAGGAACTTGCCGATATCGGCCGCAGCGACAGTGGCGCGCGCCGGATTGGTGTTGGAGATCGACAGGATCCTGATCGCCGGCGTCGCATACATGGTGCCGGTGGTCTGCGGGCCGGTCGCCGTCGAGCCGTTGGTGCCGCTCAGTTCGAACGAGGCGATGCCGGAGCCGGCGCTGTTGGAGGTATCCGGGTTACGGATGGTGCCGATCAGCTGGTAGGTGTTGTTGATCTGCTTGATGCCGGTGGCGGTGACGCCCTCGATATAGGCGCGGGCGCCGACGACGAACTGGTTGATCTCGCTGGTCGAGACATAGACCCTGATCGGCTCGACGTCGGTGGTGCTGGCGGTTTTGACCGGGCCGATAAGCTTGGCCGCGACGCGGTCGATGAAGGATTCAGCGTCCCAGGCGAACGGGTTGCCGACCGCCGAAAACTGCAGGTTCTTGCCGAGCACCGCATGCATCTTGGTCTGGAAGGTGCGGACGTAGTAACCCCTGCCGGAGCCTTCGGTCTCGATCGCCTCATAGACTTGCGGGTTCGGGTCGGTCGACTGCCGCGGGCCGAGATAATAGTGCGGGTTTTTTAGGGCCGTGGTCGCGCCTGCGGAATCATAGCAGGCGAGATAGACCTGGCCGTCGAAGACATCGTAGTCGGTCTGCGTCAGCGTGGCACTGGCGTTCGGCACCTTGGCGCCGCGCAAGGTGACGCCGCTGACGCCGATCGCCGGCACGATCGGGTCGGTGTTCTTGCCAAACACAAACAGGGAAGACTCTGTCGCCGCCAGGCCGAAGGTGTTGGGCACGCTGACGAGATTGACGAAGGCGCGGCGCTTGTGGATCTCGCCGCCGGGCGAGATCACGGCATTCTTCAGAATGGTCAGCGTTCCGCCAGGCGCCGCGATCGGGTTCTTGCGCGTATCCAGACCAGCGGCGAAATTTTCGACGACTTCGTAGGCCATTGCTTACCTATTGACGACGAGACGTGGCGCCATCGACCCGAAGGTCGACACCTTGTTCTTGGCGGAGACCTGGTTGCCGAGCAGTTTCTGCAGGTGGCGCTGCGCCTTCTGCAGCTTGTTGGCGGCGTCCTCGGCCTTGGCGCGGGCCAGCAGCTCGGAGGCGGCGAACAGGATGATGCAGGTGGCGTCGAGCGTACTCACGTCAGCATCTGCGACCAGTGCCTTGAGGCTGCGGTTGCCTTTCATCCGCAGCCAGCCGGTAGTCTGCGGCGTCGGCCAGACGCGGAACTGCGGACTGCCGGTCGCCGGGTTTTCCGATTCCCAGTAACGCACCGGGTCGCCGGTCGAGGTGTTGAGGGCGCTGCCGACCTTGCGCTTGTCCTCGCTGATGCCGTAGTCGACGGACGACCAGTTGGAACTGGTGCCGTTGGCCGCATACACCTCGCGGATGCAGTCGAACTGCATGGTGGTGTCATAGCTGTAGAGATAGGTGCCGGGCGAGATCGCGATGTCGGCGCGCTCCGTCAGTTCCGGCCAGGTGAACGCCGTCCACAGCTCCTCCTGGGTACGCTTGAGCAGGTATTTCAACGTCTCGACGCTGTTGAGACCTTGCGCCACAGCGGTGCTGTGGCCGGCCTCCGACCGCAGGTTCTTGGTCATTTCGAGCAGCGTCTGGGTGAGCATGTCAGGCCGCCTTGTCCTTGAGCTTGGCCGGAATCTTCTCCGGCGCTTCGGTGATCTCATGCTCCTGGGTTATCGGATTCTTCCACTCGACACCGCCGATGAGCGTCGCTTCCGGCGCCTCCATCTCGACCGGGCCGCTACGCGGGAAAACCTCTGAGACCTTGGCTTCGCCATACTTGTTCGCCAGCCGCTCGCGCTCGTCGCGCGGATGCTGGCTGACGCGCACGAACGGCTCGATGCGATCGATGGCGTCACTGCCGTGGACGAACTGGATCATCTGGACTTCCGGCCAGGAGATCGGCGCGTACTGGTCGGCGTAGTAGACCTGCTCGCGATCACCGCCGATTGAGATGTAGGCTTTGCAAAAATGCATGACTTGCTCCCATGAAAACGGGGCGGCTGGATGCCGCCCCGGCATTGATCAGACGATGTCGATGACCAGGCTGGAATTGTACTGCTTGCCAACCATCTGACAGGTCGAGGTGATCGACCGATACATCAGGAACTGATTGTGCGGGCGGGCGGGCGTGTGCTTGTGCATCCACTCGTCTTCCATGCAGTACAGTCCGATCATTTTGGTGTCGATCCAGTAGCCGCGCTTCGACAGACCGCGCTCGTCGAGGGTCGGGTCGTAGATCACTTGCGCGCCGGCGAAGTACATCTCGCCCATCGCGCCATCCTGCGACTTGGTGAAGCCGGTCATCGAGTAAGAGCCATTCGCTCTCATCTCTTTTTCCATCGCACCGAGGAAGTCACTGCCCACCAGGAACAGGTCCGGCTTGCCGCCGTACTTGGTCAGCTGGCGTAGTTCCGACTGCAACACTGCCAGCAGGGCGCCGCCATCGGCGACGTTGCTGGTGACTGCGCCGCCACCATGCACGCCAAGCGCCGGCGTGCCGGATACCTTGGTGCCGAAGGCCGCGGTGCGAGCGCGGTTGCGCCACCATTCGTTACCGACAACGGCGCGGTCGAGACCGCCGACGACGCCGACTGAGGGATCATCTGCGATGAGCAGCTTGAGGCCCGCCAGCGCCTTCGGATCGGCGACGCCGTCGCCATAGAGCAGCGCGTTGAAGTCACGCGCATATTTCTCACCGAGGTCGAACAGCTTGTCTTCCAGCAAGCCAACCAGGATGGTCATTTCGCGCTTCGAATGCTCGGACGTCTGCGTGCCGTTCGAGCCGGGATCCACGACAGAAATGCCGTCGATCTTCAGCTCGGTGTGGGTCAGCTCAAGGCCGAGGTGATGCTCGCGCCAGGGATAGTTGGCGCGCTTGATGTTGGCGGGCGTGTAGAACACGACCGTGTCGTTGTGGGTGTAGCCTTTAAGCGTATCGTTGACGCCGCCGGCGCCGAAAGCCCCGGAAACCGCCACCGAGATATTGCCCTTGCCGCCCGGAAAATATTTCTTCCGCGCGACCATCTTGTCCATCAGCGGACGCTTGATAAGCGTCTGCCGCCATTGCTCACCCTTGTCGAGATAGTAGTCGAGTGAAGCATTGGCGATGTTGGTGATTTCGCCTGCTGTAAATGCCATTCAGGTATCCCTTTCTAGGGATGCCCGGCTCCATTGCGTGCCCTCGCCAGCCCTTGCAGGGCGGCTTCCATGAGTGATTTCGGCTCGGCGGTTACCGGGGAGGTTGTACCATTACCGTTCGGCTGTCTGGACGTGGCGGCGGGTGCCGGCCGTTGTTTGCGGATCGTGGCGTTGACCTCGTCATAGGCCGCCTTGGTGATGGTCAAGGCGTCCTCGACGGTCTGGATCGTGCCACCGCGCTCTAACAGCATGGCTTGCGCTGTCCTCCGAACGGAGGCTGCTTTTGCCTTGTAGTCGGGGTCGTTCGCGGCCAGCTGGCGCTCGAAGGCGGAGACTGAACTAGCAACACGGTTTTGCGTATCATGGAGCTGGCGGCTCGACAGAGTCTCCTCCCGCTGCCGCACCTCGATACGCCCGCGCTGCTCATCCATGCGCGTCCTGGCAAACTCCTTCGCAGCGTCTTCGCTCATGTGTCCAGCCTGGACACGTTCGCGGAGATCGCGCGGCAGGGCGATACCCAGGTACTCCTGGGCAGTCCTGACGAACGGTGCAACAGCCTTGTAGAAGCCGGCATAGTCGCCGTGGCGCATCATCGCAGCGAGCTGCATGACGCGAGCGACATCTTCACCGGACAGGTTGTTGACCTTGGCAAATTCTTGCATCTGTTCGCCAATCTCGGCGGCCGGACGCAATGCCGCGTACTGCTCGACAGTCTCGCGCAGTTCGTGCCTTTGCTTTAGGAGCCTGCTGATCTGCTTGCGAAGCCGTGAATTGCCGGCATCAACCGGCGGCTCGCCATCGTCATCCTCTTCCGCGCCAGCTTCCGCCGGCCCTTCCGTTTCAGGCTTGTCTTGCGGTTCGGTGTCCGCCTTTGCGCTCTTGTCGGCCAGGACGTCGGTCTCGTTCGTGGCTGGAACCACCTTCAGAACGGCGTCAAGCAGGCTCTCCTTCGCGCCCGATTGCCCCGACGGCGATTCGCTGGCCGGGGGAGATGGTGCCGGAGCCTCGGACGCGGCCGGTGCGGGCGTCGACGGGGCTTCGGAAACGGTGCTGTCTTGTTCGTCAGACATTGGTCAGTCCTAATTGAACATGCCGCCAGGCGGCGTTGGAGGCGGCCCTGCAGGCGTCGG